TATACAATTGCTTCATTTGCTACAATCATAGCGAGCATAAGAGCAATAAATGGAAAAAAAATCTTTTTAAGTATATCTAAAGTTTGATTTCCAACCTTTTTTGCCAATCTTCTAGCACTAAACTTATTAGGGTCATCATCAGTATTATCCGTAGTATCAGATTTTGACTCAGTTATTTCATTTTTCTTTCTTTCTTGTTCTTCTCTTCTCTTTTTAGCTCTCTCAGCAGCAAATTTATTAGCATTTGGGTCAGTTGCCGCATTATGAAGTTTGTAGGCAACCTTATTTTTTAGGCTTGACCATAAAGAATCATCACCAGTATCACCAGTGTCGTCAGTTGTATCTGGATTGTTTGTATCATCGGTATTATCTGACATTCTAAAACCATTGAGGAATTTAATATATCAGCATTCATCACGCAAAAATGACGGAGACTAAGCTTATAGAGCATATTTGAGACCACCTGTACCACCAGCTATACTTACCCAATTCAAGTTCTCAACATAAATTGTAATATCATATTGATAAAATGAATTTGGTGGCAATGGAAATACATTCAAATCTACTTGGAATAATCTGATACGACTGCTATTAATAGTACCATCTGGCTGTGTAGAAGGTGAAGAAAGCGCAAATGGATAAATCAATAATTCTGGGTCTGGAATACCTGTTAAGTATTTCCAAGGCACTACTTGTGTAAAGTATTCCAATGGTTTTTCTTCTTGTAGTAAATTACCATCACCAAGAACAGATAGAGCACGCATAACAGAACGTTGTCCATTAAGAACAAATTGACCAGTTGCTTTGAACAGGTTAATTGGGTCTCCTGGAGCAGCATATCCTGTTGGAATATATGGTGGTTTTAAAGGGTTTATCCAATTTGAAAAATTAGCCACTTGATTTCTATATAAAAGAGAATCAGAACGACGTGGTACAATTATTAATCTTTCAATTGGATTATGAGTTTGTAATTCCACAAGTTGTCTTGTAGAAATGCCTGGGAATTGATATGTAGTTACTTGACGAACCAGATACTGTAATGGCTGATTTGAAAATTGTGTTCTTTCTTCATCTGTCAAATATACATAAGTCATTTGTATTCTTGGATTAAGTGGCCAAGTATTTAGTAATGGATTTGGAGTACCAATATCTGTTAAAAAGTTATTAATAGTTACATCTGAAATATCAGAAACAGATGTATAGTAGACATTTTCAGGCTGTAAAGCAATTGGTGATGGATTAAATTGATATCCAGGTGCGACTTGTTTTCCATTAATATCCAAAATCCTATACAGTTCATTAATTGGTCTTAATGTAATTTGTACTTCACATTCTTGGTATTGGAGTGAGACTAATGGTAATGATTCAAAGGTTGATTCTGTAAACCAAAAAGGTAAAGGTACTTGTAGAGTTCTGCCTAAAATAGATGGTCTATTAATATTGGCTGGTGTGGTGGTTGAAGCAGGTGGTGGGCCATTGTTATTATACACTAAAGGGTATTCTACACCTTGAGAGCCACCTGCGTATAATCCATTAGCAGGGTCAAATAAATCAGGAATATTTCCCACTAGTCTAGACCATTTAGTAAATGCTCGTGAATCCAAATCTGCCTGTGCTTTAGCAATCATATAAGCACCATCAAATCCTTGAATTTTCTGACCTGCGATATAGAATCCAATTTCCTGAATAATATGACATCCAATATGGGTTGTCCACGCAAAATTATATTGTGATGTTCTCGTGCCATACGATGTTTGATAGGGTAATTGTATAAATTTACAATAAATATCTGGTAAATCAAATAGAAAGTACATATCACGAACTAAATCTGCGACACGTTGGATTTTTAGTCGAACCTGAACGGGTTGGTCATAGGATAAATCTTGGGGACCATCCATTGGCTGTGTAACAGATTCCTCCGCAAAATGGGCATATTTCTTATAAGTTTTGTAAAAGTAAGTAAAGTCAGGATTGCCACTTAGCAGAACATTTTGTGCTCCGTAGGCGACTAACGCGTATAGACCTCCACCTGGCATTGCTAGTTTTGTATCATTTAATATATGTAGCCTTTAAACCTACATATATTAACTGGTGTTTGATTTATTGATATTCTTGATATTGTTTAGTTCATAATGACATTGTTATTAGTTCTTAGAAGGGCATTAGTTCTAGCGCTTACTGGGCCTAATTCAAATTGTTCAATTTCATCTAGTAAATTTTGACTACATCCTCTATTTTTAGCTTCATCATACAATGCGCGTACTTCGCCAACAAAGTCTTCAATAGTATTGGCTGATTGTTGATTTAAGTCCTCTCTCATATTATGTAATCTGCCGCGAATATCACCGCATACATTATTTAGTCCACCGCGTCTGTGAGTTCTACGTCGGTATGATACACGTCTATGAACACGGCGGGAGGTCTTTCTCTTCGAATGATGTCTGCGTCTATGAGTTTTACGATGAGCCATTTCTACTTATACAATCTAATATCCCTGGCTCCACCAAGTATCATCCAAATATGGCGGAATATTTGTATTCATAGCTGATTCTAACTTGCTTGAAGGACCTTCATTCATTAATTGTTGAATTTCAGCATAACATAGAGCATAACTGAAGTAATTCAAACGGCTGAGTTGACCCTTCATACAACCAAATACATCAAGACCATTTTCATCAGTAGATGGTACAATAGAATGTTTCATAGTGATTCTACGTTGAGAGAAGCAGCAGATGTCTTCATAGTTTTGATATGGTGCGAAGCCATCAAATGGTAATTTCTTAGCTAAGTTTCAATTTATATAGACTTCAAGTGAACTGTCATTTACAACAATTGCAATATGAACCCATTTACCAATTGGAATGTTTTCAACTTCAACAAAATTATTCCACGTCTTGAAGGTATTCATATAGACACGGAGTGTATTTGTATCAGAACGCATATATACACCGGGTGCTAGAAGTGGGAATTGAGAAGAATAACCCTTGTGGAAAATATGACATAATCCATATTCTTGTCTAAATGCGGTTGGGCTCACATTTAGGTAAAATGAATAGGTAAATTCAATTCCACTACGTTCATTGTTAGAGAGATTTACAGGTTTACTCCCTTTAACATTTGGATTCTGAGCAATGTTAATTGTTTTATCATCGATATTATATGTGTATGGCAATAACTCAGTTCTGCTCATAGATAAGCGGTTGAGATACTTATAAATGACTTCAATGAACAATAAGACCAAATATAAGCCGACAACAAGTGCTAATCCAAATAGGATTTGAGCTATAATACCGGGCTTCTGACCAGAATTGAGTGATTGATTATTTGTGCCTTCCATCTAATTCCTCTTATTAAATTGTATTATTTATTTGGTTATAAATTCGGAACATTACTTTGTTTGCTGAACTGTTACTGAAACACCTGGAGCAAAGAATGATTTAAACCAATCAACAATATTTGTGATAGGTTCAGGTCCTGCCATATAGTTTTTATAGACCTGTTCAGGATTTAGAGCACCATCATACATAGTTACTGTAGAAATCTCGCCACCAAATCCACCGTAGCCCAATAAATTAGCTGAGTAGCCGCCAGCATCAACCTTAAAGAATGACGGTAATACACAAGAACGTGCCAATTTACCATCATAATATACATCAACTGTCTTTCCATTGACAGCGATTGTCAGATTAATCCAGCGTTGTAGGTCAACTTGAGGTAAATCACAGACTGGTGATGTATTCAGTAAATCAGAATCAGATTGTAAAATGTTAAATACTGCGTTCTGTGTAGCCTTATCGAGAGATTCAACCATCATTGATGTAGAACCCATTGGGGCACCACTTCCAGTTGTAGTATTATTGGCAGTAGCAGCAGTTGGAACAGCATTATTAACGCCGCTATTATCCTTAGTTTGTAGTCGTACACTTAATGATGGTTTATAGCCTCCTAAATAGACACGAATGGTGTCAAAGTTGGGACCACCAATGCTGATAATTGATTTATTAAATCCACGACGATAGTTCCAATTACTTATGTAAATCCAGGTTGAGATTGTAAATTCACCACCTTCATAGATTGTTGGTAATTTATCAGATGTAATTGTAATCGGTTTAGCAGGGTCAATTGTGGCAGTGGTTTTTCCAGAAATAAGTGAAAAGGCATTACTGCCCTTAGGGCCAAATAGGTATTGATATAAATAATACAACCCTACAAGGCCAGCAAAAATAAGTAATACTGGAATTACTCTAGCTACTGGAGATGAATTGTTGGCAGCTTCCATTGTCCTGCCAATTACAAGGATAATCTATAATCCAAAAAACTAATTATGCGTATGGCGTTTTCCACTGTAATAAGTTATTATTTGGAGGTCTTGTAACAGGCTCACAGGGTAAACCGGGAGGACATTGAGCTAATAATTTTAATCCTGGAAAACTAATATCAATTGTGTCTGCTTCTAATACCGTACCATTTGTATCAATATGTGATACTCTTTCACGTTCAACCTCTGTAGGTGATAGACGTCTACCATTTATAATTACGTGAATAACTGAGCCATTTAATCCGTTATTTCCAATAGATAATGGACTACTGATTACAACCGGATAGGACTCTAATGTATGTGATGCTACAATTTGATTATTATAAATTACATCAAAACGACGACCATCTCTTAAAATCGCAACAAACATCCATTTTTGTTTAGGAATTGGTGGTAAATCAATATATTCCTCATTCAAAACACCTCCATCACTTGTATGAACTCGGAGACGAGCAGAAACATTTAATCCACCAGTAGGGGCAGGAGCAATTTCTAAATGCCAATTATTATCTACTTGAATTATTGGTGTAAATCCATTTACATATTTCGCAGTTCTATCTCCATCAAATAGATAGAAGAATCCCATTACTGATGACCCTGCTGTACTCAAAAGCGTACTTTGAGTTATATCGGATGTTAAAATATCTTTTTTAACATTTAATGGTGTTAGTTTTGATAATACCTCATTATTATCTGGCCCTGGGTAAATAACATAGAAAATTATATAAAGTGTAATTAATAATA